GGCTCGGGATTTTTTCTCTTAATCTCAAATCCAAAAATTTGTGCCATGATATGTTATTCTCACTTATTCAAAATTAATTTAATGTACCAGTTGTGCTTGGTGATGTAATTTCATACCAATCATATGAGAAGTTTACACCAAATGTTTCAATCTGATTTGTAGCATCCCAGTTTAGATCAATAGGTTGAATCTGTGTTGGGAATAGACCATAAAAAGTATATGTTCGTACGATCTGTCCAACTTTCGAATATTGTGAAACAGTAGCTTGAGACTTATAGTTATTTGGTGCTGAACTATTTGTAGTATTTAAGTTACCACGAAGTGAATTGATTTTATTGTGCCATAGTTCAAGTGCATGGCGAACCTTAAAATCTTCATCATTCATTACTGTTACTGCCCAATCATCAAAAGTACGGTCACCCGCAATTTTAATCTTACGACCCCAGTAAGGGACATCGATTGGTTGGATAGTAGATCCAGGCATTGATGCCGCCTGGATCATGAATGAAGCAATACCAGCTAGTTCTGGATTGAAGTTACTTGATAGAGTGACTTGGAATAGCGTTGGACGGGCGCCACCAAGACTTAGATTTGATCGAATATCATTTACACTAAATGCCATATTAGCTCTCCTTGTCTTTATTTATATCTTAGCCAGTGATTGTTGCGAAATCAACACCGGTGCCTACAGCAACAAAGTTGAGCTGGATATAGTTAATAGATCTTGCAGGTTTAATGTAAATATCACCAACGAATCTATTAGTATCAATGACATCTGGTGTATTGTTTGTTTCATCACAGATGACTTTGAAATCGTAAATGCCGCGGCGACCTTGGACATCACGTAGATAAGGCTCAATTAGATTGACAAATTGCGCACGAGTGAATGCATCATTGAATTCAAATAGTAGCGATTTAGCAGCAGTAGAAATTGCTTTTTCAAGAACAAGGAACAATCTACGTACGTTGATACGATCAAACGAAGATGGCTTAGACAATAGTGTCTTATCGCCGTAAAGAACCGGACCTTGGTTTGGAATGATGATAACTGGGTTAACACTATTCTTGTAAAGCTGATCTCTCTGAGAACCATTTGGATTAAATGCAAGCTTGATTACATTGTTAATGCTGCCGCGAGTAGTTCCAGCTGGTGAGAACCAAGGATCACGAGTACGGTCAGTTCTTGCACATAGACCTGCAATATCACCATTTAGAGGAATATAGCGATATACATCGTTATACTTATCGTATGTGTATTTGTAACCAGAATCCATAACTGCGTATGAAGATGAACGTAGATATGATCTGAAGCCTAGAATATTTTCAACTGGTGTTGATGTATTAACAACACTAGCCTTATTTGGCGAAACAAAAACTAGACAATCCTTACGTACTTCACCTAGGTTATCAATCAGATAATTACCTGACTGAGTTCCATTAATACCACCGCGGGACATACCAGTCATGATAAGTGAAACATCAACATCTTCTGGTGAAGCAAATAGATCATATGCTTTTGCAATATCTGCAAATGGCATACCAGTTTCAGTTTCATCGAAATCTACACCACCGACAAATGACAGTGTAAGTGGAAGCTGATTTGTTGATGATGCGATATTAACCGCTGTATTTGATGGAGCACCAACACGATCAACACCAAACCAAACATAATTTGATCCAGAATTGATTACATCCTTATAATAGTTTGTTGTACCATCAGATAGTTTCGCATCAGTAGCTCTCGAAAGACCCTTAAAGACTTCAAGAACAGCACCAGGATTACCAGTGAAACCACCGTTTTCGTCAACAACTACAACGTGAACTTCATCATTCTGAGCTAAAGGATTCGCTAGTTGAAGTGCTGTATTTCCGTTTACTGAAACGTATGTGGACATGCCTGGAGCGGCATCAACCTGATTGTAGTATTCCCAATAGCGTGAGACTGAAGAAGTACTGATGCTTGTTGAAAGCTTAAGTGGCTGATCAAATGTAAGAGCAAATGATACAGTATTACCTACAGTGCTTGGTGACGATGTTGAAATAACCTTAAGATATTGAGTTCCGATAGTTGCGGAATTTCCTACCTTGATGTAATCACCAGAATAGATAAGGTTTGAAATAGCAGTAGCAGCAGCAACGTTAGCAGCAAGTGCACCATAATCTAGTGTCACAACACCCTTATTTGAACCTACAGTAATTGCCAATGCAGTGTTATTGCTTGTTGTATTTGACTGAGCCTTAAGATCAAATGTTGAACTATATTGATTTGCACTTCCACAAACAGAAATCTTAAGAGTATTACCAAGATCACCGACATAACGTGCAATATAGTTTGGCGCATTCGATGTGAATGATGCTGATTTAACTGCATAGTCATCAGTATTTAGAATTGTGTATGCAGTACTTGCATTTGTGACTGCTGTATTGCTTGTTGCAATAGCTGAAAACTGGTTAGCAGTTGATGCTCTACTTACATAAAGTGAGCTTGAATATGATAGGAATGATGCAGCAGTAAACCAAGTTTCTGGGTTGATATTTGTTGGCTTACCAAACTTGTTAGCTAGATCATTTTCTGAAGTTACGAGAATTCGTTGGCCAACAGGACCCCAACGAAATACACCCGCAATAGCACCTGAAGTTGTATCTACTGAAGGGACTACAGTTGTAAGATCGATTTCAGAAACATTAATACCTGGGCTAAGTTGAAATCCACCTCCACCCGATCCAAAATTTTGCACGGCCATTTAAATCTCCTTTGAAGAGTTTTGTTATTATTTTAAACTTATTGCTTATTTATAAAAAATGGAGATTAGAAAAACATGAACTCAGAGTTTGGATTCTGCACCAAATCAATGATTTCATCATCAGGTTGACCATCTACAATAAAACCTGATGGTAATAGATCTCGTTCTAATTCTTCATCTGTTTTATCTCTTAGTTTCATAAGAGTATTAATATCAGTTAAATCTTTAAAGTATTGCTGATCGGACATCCATCCAAATAAAACTAGTCCCATCACCAAGTCATCATTACATCCTGGTTCGGCTTCGTATGAAGTTCCCTTTTTAGAGAATCTTGACAATTCAAAAATAGTATCATGGTCATTAATGATCAACTGTCTTTGCTCAATAAGCAGTTTAAGCATTGAACAACCGATTGCTTTTACTGTTTTAGTAGTTCTAACACCACGATCAGAAGTTGCAGTTTTAGAAAATCCTGCGGAGATTCGTTTGCCTCTAGCACCAGCATTTTCTGTTTGAATTACATTTTCACTTTCATAGTCGAAATAAAGTGCGTCTGCAACCTGACCACCAGTGTCGTTTATTTCAACTAGAATTGAAGCATTATTATAAAGTTTGGATATTTGGTGAATAGTACCAGCATAATCTAATGGAGTTACCATATTATTCTTGTATGTGCATACTTGATTATATGGCATCTGTGTGATGTCGATCACCTGGAATGCTGAATAGTCAAGACCTTTACCTCTTGATACGTCGCATACAATAACATACTGGCGCTTATCTTGTTTTTCTTCATAGATGTTTAGTCCATCTCTTGATATCAGTGCTGGTTTTGACACAAGTGTTTTTAAAACTGCACCAGAAATAAGTGTACCAGATGAACCTAGAAACTGACAACAGAATTCCTGGGCAAACTTCTCATGGTCAAAATCCATAGCTGCAAGTGTTTCACGCTGCCATTCATCTCCTCGTCCAGGAACACGCTGCCAAGGAACCTCCACATATTGATAACCATTAGTACCTTCTTTAGCACCCATACAAGTCTTATAGAAATGGTTGAGTCCATTTGGTGTAGAAGTGAAAAGAATCTTGGTAGTTTCACCGGATGAAATTGTTGGGAAAACTGAAGCGAAGAATTCATCCCAGTTCTCAACGAATGCAGTTTCGTCTATGTATAGAAGTGAGATAGACTTACCACGAATTGCCGAGGATGATGTAGCAGCAGCAATAACTTTACAGCCGTTCTCGAGTTCGATTGAACCCTTATTCCAATAGACTACACCTTGTTGAAGCCAAGCAGGTAGACCTTCATATGAAATTTTAATACGATCAAGAATTTCTCTAGCCGCATCACCTTTATTCGCTAACAGTCCTACGGTTTTGTGACTATTAAAAAGAATGTAATGAAGAATAACCGCAGCCGCAGTAGTGGTTTTACCTGCCTGTCTAGAAGTACAAACGGCTACACGTCTATTCTTTGTGATCTTTACTATAATTTCTTTTTGGTAATCATAAAGAGAAATAGGAATAAGTCCGCGGTCGACGTGGACAATCTGAATGTACTTTTCAGCAAAATAGATAGGGTCTTCAGCACATTTGAGATATTCTGCAAGCATCTCGGGTGTCCAAGATATCGCTTTTCTTGACTTCTTTAAAAGAGGGTTACCATTATAACCCTTATCAATTTCATATTCAGACATTACTTATTTCTCAAGTCTTCAATCATTTTAGCAAGTTCAGCAGTACTTCCAACAAAAAGATTGTTTGTGACGTTAGGTCCTGCTTCTTCAGTTTTTTGTTTACCAGAAATTCGTTGTTTCTTCATATGCAGATCAGCAATGCCCATACTAATATCTGCATATGTCTTTAAAAGAGAATTTACAGTTTCATATGCTTTTGGATGTTGTGATTGTTGAGCAATTAGAATCATATCTTCCAATGCTTGTTTGGCAGTATCAACAGCATTATAGAGATTGTCTCTAACTTGTTCAACATCGTGATCGGCTTGTTGGTCTTTAGCAACTTCAGGTAAATAATCCTTTTCGTTTGCCAACATCGGAAGTGGTGAAAGACCAAGAGTGTTTTCTAATTTTTTACTCATTATGTGTTCTCAATAAGGTCAACAATAAAGCCCCAATTGCTATTTTCAACTACATTATTAGCAGGAATAGATTGAGGTGGGTTGGTATCAACTGAGGTAATAGTAGCTTCAAGTCCTGAAATAGAACCAGTGACGGTAGATCCGACTACTAGATTACCACCGACATCATATGCAGTAATAAATGA